TTCCAGCTCCCCACCTCTTGCAGGTCGAGCAGCCAGAGAATCTGGTTCGACATGTCGTAGAGCGGCGTGTTGGCCGCCATGTGCAGGTCGATGCAGCGCGTGTGCGGGCGTGTGCGCGTGAGCACGTCGACCACGCCCTCGTTGACGAACGCCTTCGCGAGCGTCAGCTCGTCGGTCGGGAGCGAGTCCTCCAGCCCGAGCGTGAACTGCACGCGGGAGTACATGTCCTTGAAGATCATTCGCTCACCCTGACGAAGACGGTGCCCTGCTGGTTCTTGTTGCGGTCACGGCGCATCACCTGACCCCCGTTACTGTTGTCGCTTGTAGAGGTGTTTCCTTCGACAGCGGTGAAGCCGCCCGAAGAGTTGAGTTTCGTCTCGACCACCCCGATGTGGTCGTACTCGCCGTCCCGTGACCAGTCGAAGGCGACGAGGTCGCCGGGCTTTGGGGAGGAGGTGACCGTGAGGCCGTTCACCCCGAGCCTCGCGTCGGAGACGATGTAGGGGACGTAGGCGTAGCTGCTGCCTTTGCGGAAGCTCCCTGTTGGGCGCTCGCCGGTCTGGTCGCACCAGGTGAGGAACATCGCACACCACGGCCCGACCATCCCGTACCAGTCGGTGTACTTGCATTGGTTGGAGTTCGACGGCGACTCCTTCACCCCGATCTCCCTGATCGCCTTGGTAAGACGAGCTTCGGCGGCAGAGTCACCCCCGGGGGAAGGCTCTTTGCCGCCGAAGCGGTCGTAGGCGGCGTTGATCAGCTCGACCGCTGTTGCGTCCATCGCGTGCTCGCCCGCGTGCGCGAGACCGGCCGGGATGATGATCGAGCGGAGCAGGTTGAACGTGTTCTTGCCGAGCCAGCCGCTGTCGGGGCTGATGCCGCCCTGGCGCTGCACCCCGGCGAGACCGGTGTCGATCACGTTGCCCGACTTGCCGTGCGAGAAGCCGTTCGAGAACGCCTGGTCGAAGGCCTGCCACTGCCAGCGGCCCGCCCGGGAGACGGTGCGCTTATAGGCCTCCACGTCGGAGCCGTCGACCGAGGGTGTGTGCCCGGGCGCGTCAGCCGGGTAGAGCGGACGCGGGTAGCCCTTGACCGCGCACATCGGGGCGCCGGGGTAAGGGGAGTCGTAGTCCCAGCTCACCTCTGCATCGTCGCATCCGCGGCGGCGGTCGTCAGCGTTTCGACTTGGGGGCGCGCTTGCGGGCCTGGCCGGACTGCCTGAGCGCAATCGCGAGTGCCTGCTTCTGAGACTTGACGAGCGGGCCTTCCTTGCTTCCCGAGTGGAGCTTCCCGGTCTCCCACTCCTCCATCACCTTCTTCACCTTCGCGTTCTTCGCCTTCTTCGCGGTTGTCATGCCCCTCCTGACCTTTAGACCTTCGTGACCCGGATGAACCCAGGCAGCGCGGCACCGCCGCCGCCGATCCCGCCCGCCGCGGTTGCCGTACCGGCGTTCACGTAGCCGCGCATCGAGTAGGTATGCGCCCCAGCCGAGGGGGTCAACCGGCGGCGTATCACAACGGGAATGCTCCCCGACGACGGGGACACGGTCCCAGCAATCCCGATACTGGTGCCGTCGAAAAGGACCATCTGAACGAAGTTACCGGCCCCGGCCGCCGGGGCCACAGCCGGGGAGAAAAACTCGACCATCACAATCGTTGAACCGTCGAGGGTGACCGCCGGTGCGGTCACGATGGTGGTCGCGCCTGCCTCCGTTGTCGCCGTGACGCTGACGGTTGAGGTGAACTCGGTGTAGGCGTACTCGTAACCGGGCAGAACCGCGGGCGCAAGTCCTCCGAGGGGAACCCAGTCTGTGGTTGCGGGATCAGGGGTGCTCATGCGACCCTGACCGGCGTCACGTTGAGGATCCGGTCGTGCCAGTTGTCGGACGCTTGCGCGGTGTAGTAGCGGAGCTTCATCGCGACCCCGGCCGCCTGGGCGGCGTAGAGTACGGCCGCGATCGCGAGCGGGGCGTCCCTGGCGGCCGTCGCGAAGTAGGCGGAAGACGATACGGTCGGGGTGGTGTTGCCGGGTGCGATCCCGATGTACATCGTCGTCGCCGCCGTGCCCGACTGCCCGCCTGCGCTTGCTGCGACGAGGTAGTCGCCCGCCCGCGGCAGCACCAGCAGCGGCCCGTCGGTCGGCAGGTTCTTCCATGCGTTCACGGTCGCGCTGTTCTCGTTCGCCGCGACGTAGACGGAGGCGGGGGCGCCGCCGACGAACTCCCACTTGTACGCCGAGCTTGATCCGGCGTTATAACGGAAGCGCCACTGATAACTGGGGTTGGTGACGTTGTCGACGAGCACAGCCTCCTGCCCGTCCAGCGGGGACGGCGGCAGGGTCGTCGCATAGGTTGCGGCACTCGGGACAGGGGGCCACGGGGTCGGGCGCTTGGTGGTGTCACGGACGCAGAGGTAGGTGACGCCGTTGTCGACGACGATCTCGCCGTCCTTGTAGCTGTGCCCGGTCTGCCAGAGGCCGTCGTAGACCAGGTTGACGCCGCCGACGAGGTTCCAGAGCGGCACCCACGGGGTTGTCGCCGGGGGCGGTGTCGTCGCGAGTGTTTCGACTTCGCTCATGCGACCCGCACCGGGGTGACGGCGAACGTCCGCTGCCCAAACAGCGTGCTGGCAGCGGTCTGGAACACGATCAGCCGCATCGTGTTGCCAAGAGCGACCCCGGTCAGAAGCGACTCACCGGCCACCGAACCGGTGAGGTTCGCACTCAACGCTTCAGCGGGCGACGAACCGATATTGGTGTTCGAGACGCTGACGTTGCCGACGGAGACGATGCCGGTTGTTCCTGCGGCCGGGGCTTGGATCTGGGCGGAGAACCGGCAGATGTAGTCGCCCGCCCTGGGTGCGTTCAGGTCAGGGCCGACCGTGGGCGAGCACCATGTCCAGCTCGCAACAGCATTCCCCAGAGGGGACTCTTGGACGCTGATGTACTTGATGAGCGGAGAACCGCCGACGAACTCCCATTTGTACGGAGAGGTCGAGGAGGCGTTGAAGCGGAACCGCCACTGATACGTCGGGTTCGTGACGCTGTCGACCAGGACAGCCTCCAAACCATCGGACGGTGACGCGGGCAGCGTGGTGCCGTACGGAACAACCGGCACCGCAGGCGCAGCGGTCGGTCCGCCCGGCCAGGCGACCGGTGCCGCGCTGGTCGGGGTGACACAGATGTAGGCGACGTTCTGGTAGACGACGATGTCGCCGTCCTTGAAGTTGCCTGCGACGAAGTCGCCGTCGTAGATCAGGTCGGCCCCGACCGGTGGCAGTTGTGCGAGCGGGACCTTGCCGGTGCCGTCGAGGGACGGGTAGCCGTTCGCGGCCGCCTTGTTCTCGGTGCGCTCGGCGGCGATCACCCCGGCCTGCACGGCGTCGAAGGCGGCCTTGTTGATGGGCGTGACCCCATCGACGAAGGTGAAGGGGGAGTACGGCATCAGGCGGCCTCGTAGGTGAGGTTCCAGGAGATAACGTCTCCGACCGCCCACGTCCAGGGTGTCGTTTGTGACACCGCGGACGAGTTGCCGAACGGCCACGTCGCCGGGTAGATCATCCAGACATTCGACCCGTTCGCGATCTCCCATGTGGGGAACGCCTTCGCGCTGGCTGATGTGTCAAAGATGTCCCCGGGGCCAAGCGTCACCTGCGAAGCGAGCGACGCGCTGGGCGCAACCGGCAACACGAAAAGATAGTTACCTGTCCCGAACGTCGTGGTCGACCCGAACGTGATCTGACCCCACGCATGGACGAGTTTCCCGATCTGCACATAGCGGGCAACCACCGTCGCGTTCCCGATCGCCGGAGCCGTCCCTGATGCCGACCAGGTCGGGGTGTAGGCGGTGTAGGCCGGGTAGGCCGTGGGCGGCAGTTGCGCCGCCGGGACCTTGCCGGTGGCGTCCAAGGACGGGTAGCCGTTCACCTGCGCCTTCTCGCTCGTTGCCTGCTTCGCCGCCAGCGCCGCCGTCAGCCCTTGCACGTCGGCCTGCGTGATCCCCGCCCAGACTGCTGCACCACCGACGCCCTTCAGCCATTGCCCGTCTACGGCCGGGGGCGCACTGACGAGGTCGAGGGCGACAAGCCCGTCCTCGATGTGCTTCATGTGCGGCACGTCGACCAGCGTCACGTTGTCGACCCAGGTCTGAGGCGTGTAGGTCATCGGGCGTACTCCGTCGGGGTGAGGGTGAGCGTAGAGCAGATGGTCGCAACGGGGGCGGATGACAGCGGCTGGGTCGCGAGCAGGGTCTCGTCCTCGCACTCGCTCGGCCAGAAGTAGAGATGCCCGACCCAGGGGACGCCGAAGGCCTGCGCGCTCCCAAGCCCCGGGATCGTGAAGCGCTGGTTGATCTTGAAGACACCGAAGGCCTGCGCGGAAGGGACACCGCCGACGAGCCTGACGATGCTCGCCTTGACCAGGGAGGTGCCGAAAGCCTGCGCCGACCCCAGGCCCGAAACTGGGACGCCGACGTTGACGTTGACGACGACGACCGGGGTGCCGAACTGCCCGGAGGGCGTCCCGAGCAGGACATGCCCGTCCCCGCAGATCACCGCGCCGCAGATCGAGGCGACGAACCCCGGCGGGTAGACCGGCTTCGCCTGGCTGCCGGTGACGAGCCGCGTGCCGACCTTGAAGCTGCCGACGACGCTCGGGGTGACGACGACGGCGGCCATGGGCTAGATCAGAGCTTGGCGATCCAGGGCGCAGAGTTCTGCCACTGGATCGTGATGTCTCCACCGTTCGGGGTGACCGTGAAGCCGTCGATGTAGAAGAGCAGCGGCGCGGTCGCCGGGGTGCCGGTGTCCTTGTAGACCGCCAGGCAGTCGATGGCCGCCCCGGCCGCGACCGCGAGGAAGGTGACATCGCCCGCGTCGAAGCAGCCCGGGTCGGCACCGGCGCCGTTGGCCGTCTTGGCGCCGAGCGTCGCGTCGGTGATCAAGGCCGCCGGGAGCGAGGAGGCGAACTGGTGGGTCTGGGAGAAGACGTAGGCGGAGCTGCGCAGCAGGCGGCACTTGACGAGCGTCCCGGCGGCGGTCAGGTCGCCGTGCGACCCTTTCCAGAACTCCTGCAAGGCGAAGTTGTAGTGCTGGGACATCAGAGGCCCACCTTCTGGTGGGACGCTGCCTGCTCGGCCGTGTAGGCAGCCCAGCTCTCCGCGTCGTAGTCGCCGGAGACCTCGCCTTCGGCGTAGCCGAGCGCGAGGAAGCGGTCGCCCTGCTCCTCGGAGAACTCGTACTCCTCCCCGGCGACGAACTCCGCGACCGAGTTGACCATCAGGAGCCTCACTGCTTGGGCCTCTTCCTCGACTTGGGGATGCTCATTGTGACGTAGCCCTTCGGACGGTAGAGCGCGCGCCCCATCGCCTCCCGCTCGCGTGCGAGCGGGACGCCCGGGGTGACAATCGAGCTGTCAACGCCCTTGTACTGGCGCTCCAACTGCTGCCGCTGGTACTTGGCGACCTCGAAGTGGCAGAGCGGGCAGCGCTCCGGGAAGGCCCCCAGCTCGTGCAGCGGCTCCAGGCAGCGGGCGCAGCGGTAGCCCGCGTGCAGCTCCGCCGCCCACTCCGCGGTGATCGTGATCTCCGAGTCGTGGAAGTGGCGCCCGTCCTCGGTGACGAAGGCCCGGTCGGGCGAGGGGAGCACGTCGATGATCCCGTCCCATTCCCTACCCATGAACGGTCAGCTCCTTCAGCGCCTCCTGCGCGATCTCCAGCGCCTCGATCAGCTCGGGCCTGCGCGGGCCGAAGTTCTGCTCGTAGAGGAGCACCTCACCGAGGTCGTGCCCGTCGGCGGTCAGCTTCAGCACCAGCTCCTGCGGGTCGCCGTCGTAGAGGTCGTAGTTGGGGTACGGGGCCGGGATCGGGGTTCCCTCGATCAGGACCAGGGCCTGCGGCGTCTCCCGGGTCAGCTTGATCAGCTCCCGCTCGATCAGCTCCACCTCCTCCCCACTCCAGCCGCGCTCCTTCGCGTCCTCGACGGTGTCGAGCACCGAGAGGCGATGGATCGGGTCGATGGGGGTCGCCTCGTCCTGCTCCTGCTGGGAGCCGTGAAAGCTGAAGTACTCCGAGGCCCGGTAGCGCTCCGTCTCGAAGATCATCCCGCCCTTGTCGGCGGAGGTGAAGGTGACGTACAGCCCCTCCTGGAGCACCTGGCGTGTCCCGTCACCGAGCGGCTGCACGAGCTGGCGGCGCACCTGGACGCCGTAGTTGGGGTACTGGGAGATGAATCTCGTCGTACTCACCTTCCTCTCGGGTTTGTGGGGAGGGGCCATGACTCCCCTCCCCACGAGACCGTACTACGCGATCCCGGTCAGAAGCCCGTGCGACTTCTCGACCGCGACCTCCCAGGTCTGCTCGGTCAGGTACTCGGCCGCGTACCGGTCGTCACCGGGGTTCTGGCGGTTGGTGAGCATCTTGGTCGAGCGGTCACGGAGCGGCCGCTTCTCGATGTTCGTCATGTCGCAGACGAAGAGGTTGCCGTTGTACCCGTTCGCGCCGGACGGGTAGTTCGACCACTCCTTCTTCACGATCACGGGGATCTCGTAGCCGAAGACTCCCGAGAGGAAGCCGTCGACCTGCACGCCGTGCACGTTGTCGCGTCCCGGCCGCCAGAAGGCTCCCTGGCCTGAGCGGTTGAAGCGCGAGATGTAGTACGCCCCGATGGTGCCGGTGAAGATCACCTTGTCGGAGCTTCCCTTCGCGAGCACGATGGCGAGGAACTGGTCGAGGAAGTCCGAGGTCAGCTCCCCGTTCACGTTCTGCTTGTTGGTGACGATGAACTCCAGCAGGCCACCGGCGGCGCCCTGCGGGTCACCGGTCGTGTACCAGTCGCGCCCGCCGAAGAACCCGTTGTTCTCCAGCTCGCGCTTGTGCTCGACCGCCTTGCGTGCGCCCTCCTTCGCCGGTTCGCTTCCCCCGTACAGCTCGATGGAGGCGGCGGTCAGCGAGAAGTTCCAGACGGTGCGGAAGATCTGGGTGTAGTTGAAACCCAGGACCCTCTGCGAGTACTTCATGTTCGGGAGCGTCGAACCCTGCGGGAAGGCCGAGCCGACGAAGAGCAGCTTGTCGCCGGTCGTCCCGGCGGCGTTCGGCGCGGAACCGACCGAGGTGACGACGGTCAGCGAGCCGGTCGCGACCGTGACGGCGGTGACCAGAAGCGCCTCGCCGGTCTTCATGTTGCGGAGGATGTCGTTCGGCTGGATCGAGGCCGCGTCGGCGGCGCTGACGACCGCCGTGGTGGCGCCGGAGGTGTAGCCAGCCGTGAGCGTGAAGACGTTGTTCACGTACTGCTCTTCCAGCCAGTTGGCCTTCTCCCGCGTGGTGATCCGGGCGGAGGCCTTGTTCGACATGGTCGTGAACTGGGTGGAGTCCGGGTCGAGCTTGCGCATCGTCGGGTCCATGTCGATGACTTTCTCATCGGGCAGGAACTCTTCGGTGCTGGTGAATGTGCCGACTGCGATGTCGGGCATAGAGGCCATCTCCTTGGCAACCTGAGGTTTTCCGTTTCCGGCCCGTGAGGTCGCCGCGAGGCTCTCGCGAAAGTGGCCTATCTCTCAGCGCGCCAGGGTCATTGGGTCCCCTTGTCGCGGCTTGAGGCCTGAAGCCTAACTCACCCTTCGTCGGAGGGCCAGGCCCCGGCGCGCTTCCACTCCTCCATCATCCCCTCTTCCAGCGGCGAGATCTTCCGGGGAGGTACAGGCGGCTGCACCCCCCCGGTCTGAACGACGCCCGCCTGGTGCCGCAGCTCCTCCTCGCGCGCGACCGCCTTCGAGCGCTCGACCGTGCGCGAGTTGAAAGTCGTCGCGCGGGTCAGGTCGTGCACGGCCTGCACGGCCAGGTCACGTTCGCCCTGGTTGCCGTCGAGGATCGCGCGCACGTAAGGGTGGTATTCGCCCAGCTCCCCGAGCTTCTCCGACATGCGCGGCCCTTCGCGGCGCAGGTCGATCCCGAGCCGCGTGAAGCTGCCGGAGAGGTTCTGCTCCAGGCTGGCCGGGGGCGGCGCCTGCTCGGAGGCGCGCACGTACTCCTGCAACTCGACCTGGACCTGCGTCCCGATCTGGGCGGCAAGGCTCGGGTTCTCCATCGCGACCCGTTCCATCACCCCGTTGAAGAGCTGCACCTTGCCGTTGAAGGCGGCCTGGCGCGCGTACTCCAAAGGGTTCGCGAGCGAGTTCTCGACCCACGCCTCCTCCTGGGCCGAAAGCGGCATCGCCGTCGAGGCGTTCGCGGACTGCTCGGCCTGCTGGGCGTACTCGTACCAGGAGGCGGCCAGCTCGTCGGAGGCGTGCTTCTCCTCGGTCAGCCGGGAGATGTGGGTCTCCATGTCGCGCGCGGCCTTCGCCCACTTGTTCGGGTCGTCGCCGTACTTGCGGGTCGCCCAGTCGATGTACGGCTCGACCGTGTCCGCGACCTCTTCGCTCTCCCCTTCGCCGTCCTCTTCCGGCTCCCCCTCTTCCGGCTCCGGTGCAGGCTCTTTCGGCAACTCGGGCGGAGTAGCGGGCGGCTCGCTGTCCCTACGCGGGGGCGCGTCACGCACCACCTCGGGTGCGTCCTCGGGGACGGCCACCGAGGCCTTCGGCTTCCCGAGCAGCTCCTCTGAGAGCAGGTTCTCCAGCTCGGCGGTCGGGTCCGACTCGATGCTACTCATCCGGTACCTCCAGTCCATGCTCGCGCAGGAAGGCCTCCAGGGTGCCCTGGGCCTTGGTCGGCACCCCGACGAACCAGCGCAACGCGGCGATTGTCCCTCTGATCTGGTCGAGCTTACGCTGGTCGGCGCCCTCGTCCTGGAGCGCTATCGCCGCCGCCGTCCTGCGCAGCGAGGCGATCTTCGCCTTGATCACCTCTTCGAAGTCCGGCCAGGAAGGATGCTTCGTGAAAGCGGCGAGCGCTCCAGCGCGATGGCTGAGCCTCCTGCTCTCCTCGACGGTGACCACCCCGGCAGCCTAGCCCTGTGCGCCCATTCCTTGTTGCTGCACGGCCTGAAGCTGCTGCGAGGTGAACTGGTCGGGCGTCATCGAGAGGCCACCGCCGCCGCCCTGGCCCATCGAGGCGGCAAGGCCCGGGTTGGTCTGCCCGCCGGAGCCGAGCGGGCCGGGCGGGGGCTGCTGCATCGAGGCTGCGCCCTGCGGCGTTCCGCCCGGCGGCCCAGGCGGTGGGCCTTGCCCGGGCGGCTTGAAGAAGGGCGCGGTGTTGGTGATCCCGTAGCTGTCGAGCACCCGTTCCATGAACGGCTTCAGATCGAGCGGCATCAACTGCGACAACTGCCCGGCCAGGTTCATCAACGCCATCGACTCCGTCTGGCGCTCCTGGCGGATCGTCGACTCGTCCATCACATCGACGTTGACGTTGAACTGCCCCTGCAACTGGAGCGGATGCACGACCAGGAGCTGCTGCCCGCCCGGGCCGACCTGGGAGATCGTCCGCTCCTCGCGGAGCATCTGCCCCATCATCCCCAGGAACAGCTCCCCGATCCGCGCCCAGGCGTAGGCGTACTGCTGCTTGCGCGCCTGGATCATCTTCTGGGCGACCGAGGTGATGATTGACATCCCGGTCGCGGTCGAGCCTCCAGCTCCCTGCATCACCGACTGGGCGCCCCCTGCGAAAGGCAGCCCGCCGAGCATGTTCTGGAGATCGCCCTTGATCAGCGACTCCGCCTCCAGGGTGATTTGGGCGGCGGAGGCGTCGATCTGGAGCTGCCCGACCTGACCGGGATCCTCGACGATCCACTGCGCGCCCGGGTAGAACTCGAACGAGTCGAGGTCGTCCACGTCGGAGCGGATCAAGGTGATGATGTTGGTCGCGAGCCGCAGCGCGTCGATCCGCTGGTTGCCGAGCGTCCACAGGTACTCCTGGAGCTGGGCGAGCGCCTCGATCACCGAGATCCCGGTCATCTGGAAGGCGTCGGGCATCGCGGAGCAGACGACGAACGGCTTGCGCTTGATCTTCAAGGGGTTGTCGACGGCGCAGAGCACGACCTGGCGGTTGCCGACGGCGATCATCCGCTCGTCCGTCCAGTACTCCAGCACCTCGATCAGGCCCTCGGTGCGGTTCTTGGCCCAGAGCATCTGCTCGCGCTCGGTGTACTGGGTCGACTGCGCGCCGCCCTGCGAGTTCTTCAGCTTCTCCACGTTGGAGTACAGCCCGGCGTCCTGCTTCTGCTTCAGCTCGTCGTAGGTCGACCAGGTGCGGTCGATCAGCCAGGCGGCGTCGTCGACCGAGGTGGCCGACTCCGGCCAGAAGAAGTCGCGCACGTCCCGGACGATCATCGAGGGGCCGTCGCGGATCACCGTCATCCGTTTCTGCTCCTCGGCGGAGGAGTACTTGTCGTGGACGACCCCGAAGTCGTCGGTCACCTCCAGGTCGACGGCAACCAGACGGTCAAGCTCGCGGCACTCGTAGCGCCAGACGACCTTCGCGACCGTCATCCCGGCGATCAGGTCCTGCTGCATGAAGGGGCGCTGCTTGAGGAAGAAGTCGTCGTCGTCCATCGCGGCCTGCAAGGCGGCGGTCGCGACCTTGGCCGACTGCTGGCGGGCGAGGATCTCCTCCAGCGGCTCGCCCGGGTCGGGGCGGGGGTCGACATCCCAGGCGGGCTTCGGGTCGACCATCGTCGCGATCATCCCCTCGACCAGTTGCAGCAGATACGGGGTGGTCAGGTTGGAGCGCCAGGACTGCGTCTCCTCGTTGCGCTTCTCCGCGACCCCCCGGTAGGCGCGGTAGCGCTTCTCGATCTTGTCCACCCAGGAGGTGTGGAAGCGCTCCGCGCGCTCAATCGCCTGGGTGACCAGGGTCAGCTCGTCCGGCGGCGTGTCGGTTGGGGCGTACGGGTCGTGGAGTGTGGCGGGGCTAGCCACCCTGCGGCCCGGCTCCACCCTGCTGCCCCGGCCCCTGCAAGGCGCTCAACTGGCTGTTGTCTTTCGCCTTGCCCGCGAGGATCGCCTGGAGCGCACCCATCCCTTTGGTGATCCCAAGGCCCTGCTGCTCGTTGGGTTCCATCGAGAGCGCCATCATCAGGTGCTTCATCGCCTCCTGGATGTGCCCGGCCGCATCGGTCGGGCCTTGGTCGGCACCTCCTCCTTGCGAAGGGTCGCCTCCGAGCTGGGAGGGGTCGAGGCCCGGAGGCAACCCACCGCCGCCGCTCGGATCGGGACCGGCGCCGCCGCCGAGTGCGGCCATCAGCCCGTCAAGTCCCCCTTGCGAGGGGAGCGGCTGTCCGTTCAGGGCGTCCTGGGGCGGGGCGGGGCCGCCCGCCATCGGATCGCCACCACCCGGGGGCGTCGGAAGCCCCGGGGCGTAGTCGGGAGGCATGGTCATGCTCATCGTCTAGTCCTCCATCTACGGGTCGATTCAACCATGCAAGTGCGGCACATCCGGTTCGTCCTTCCGTCCTTCCGCACGTAGGCATAGGTGTTCTGTGAAGAGTATGGATGCCCCCTCAGACAGCGAGTTTTCTGATGCAGCGTGGGGTGGGCGTCCAATCCGATTTCGACCAGATGGTCGGGCCGCACACAGAGCTTCCGATAGCAGGTGTGATGAAGGCGCTTCCCGTGCGCGATCTCCCCACCAGCGAGCCAGTAGGGAACGCGGTGGGCCATGACGTTCTTGCCGACAGACCTGAGCCAAAAGACCCCGTAGCCGGAGCTGTTGGTTCCGGCTTGCCAGTACCAGCAACCTCGTGTCTTCCGCACCTTCTCCCAGAAGCGGACTTCGTCACGACCACTGATACTCGGCAACGTATTTTCGCTTCTGCTTGCGATGTCCACGGGCATCATGTGGATGTGAACCATACCTTCTGTACAACTCAAGCGCCCCGGCGAGCGCCATCACCCGGTCGTCGTTGCAGGTGTCGGCCGCCCGGGGGGAGGGAAGCGTGTCCCGGCGGACGAAGGTCTGGCACTCCAGGATCGCCTCAATCGGGATGTGCGGCAGCGACTCCTCCCTGATCGCCTGCTCCAACTGGTTGACGATCAGCGGCCGGGTCTTGGTCGTGATCGGGAAGCCGTAGGTGAGATTCTGGCGGAAGTCGGGGCGGTCGTCCTGGACGTGGCGGTAGAGCTTCGGGTAGGCCTTGCGCCCCCGTTTGCCGTCCCGGAGCGGAATGATGATCGCGTCGCCGTAGCCGCCTCCCAGCTCGACCGCGAGCCGGGCGGTGTTGTACCAGCGGCCCAGGTAGTGGCACTGCTCGGCGGCCAGGTCCGGGTCGATCTTCCCGTGCAGCTCCGCGCAGATCATCATGTCGGCCAGGTCGATCACGTAGCCGCAGGTGTAGTCGAGGCCCCTTCCGGTCGCCGCGTCGACGTAGAGCGCGTAGTTGCGCTCGGACTGCGGCGGCTCCCAGACCTTGATCCAGCCGGAGGCCGACTTGGCGATCTGGGCGGTCGCGGCGTTCGCGGCGGGGAGGAAGCGGAAGCGGAACTTCGGCTTGCGCTCCCGGTCGGCGTAGCGGGCGAGCGCCTCCAGGTCGAACCAGCAGCCCGCCGTCCCCAGGAAAGCCTCGGCGGCGTTCAGCGGGTACTGCTCCGACATCTCGGCGGCGGAGAAGCGGCGGCGGGCGAGCGCGAACCAGGCGGCGTCGCGGTCGGGGTGCAGCTCGGCGGAGAGGAACTCGGCGGAGATCCCGCGCTCCTCGGCGTTCATCCACAGCTCGTGGAAGAGGTTGCCGTAGCCGTCGGCGGTCGAGACGATCAGGAGCTGGCCGCCGTCCGCGATCACCGGGATGAAGGCCTTGTAGGACTCGGCGGCGTAGGGGTGGCGGGCGAACTCGTCCAGGAAGACGATCCCGGCCGTCTCGCCGTGCCCGGCGCGCGGGGAGGAGGGCATCGCGAGCAGCGAGGAGACGCGCTTGTCGGGGAACTCCCACTCGATCCGTGAGGAGGGGCGGCCCTTCTGCGGCTTCAGGATCGCCGCGTCGAACCGCAGATGCTCGGGCGAGGACTCCCAGAGGTCCCAGGCGCGGTTGACGAGCTTCACCGACTCGCTCTCGTTGGTGGAGACGCAGAGCGCCCGGGTGCCGGGGGCGCTCAGGCAGCGCCAGACGGCGTAGCCGATCCCCAGCCAGGAGACGCCGAGCTGGCGCGCCTTCAGGCGCAGCAGCACCTGCTGGTCGACGTAGGACTCAAGCTCTTTGCGCTGCCACTCCCAGCCGCCGTTGAACTCGAAGCGGAAGACCTCGCCGGTCTTCGCGTCGGTCGCCTGGGTGTGGCGGAGCCAGCCAGCCGGGTGCGCGCGGGCCTCGGAAAGCTCCCCGGCGAGGCGTGCGATCCGTTCGGCCACGGCCGCGCGGGCGGCGGCGCGTGGATCCTCGACGACGGACACCCCTGTTAGGCTAGCGCCCTCTCATCCCATACGAAGCGACGGGTCGCCTTGGGCACCCGCAACGCCACGTCGAAGATGCCTCAGCAGGACCCGTCGCCTCAGACCCGCACAGGAGGCCAAGTCCATGCGCGTGATCGTCGGCATTTTAGCCTGCGCCCTCGTTCTCGCTGCCCCGGCTGGGGCAGTCAAAACACGGTCTTCATCGACCGTGGCGGCGATCAGGTCCGTCTTCGGCCCCTACGGCTCACAGGCGGTCAGGGTCGCAAGCTGCGAGTCGGGTCTCTCGGTCTGGGCGCGCAACGGGCAGTACCTGGGGCTTTTCCAGATGGGGTCGCGTGAGCGCGCAACCTACGGGCACGGCTGGGACGCCTGGTCGCAGTCGCGGGCGGCCTACCGCTACTTCGTCGCCTCAGGGAGAGACTGGTCGCCCTGGAGCTGCAAGCCCTAGCTTCTCTTCCCCTCGTACAGGTAGGCGAGGCGCCCACCTCGGATCAGCACCGAGGCGGAGGACGGCCTGTCGGCGGGAAGGGCGGCGCCGCGGCAGTGCGCCTCCCAGGCCTGCTCGACCGACCAGCCGCGCGGGACCGGGATCGTGTGGATCCCGTCCTGCGGCTTCTCAGGGGGCATCGACGTAGGGCGGCCCGATCAGCCTCTGCCCGTCCGCCATCAGCAGATGGAAGAGGCAGAGGCTGCGCGCCGTGAAGTCGACCCCGTTCGCGGTCACGGTGATCCGCCGCCCGCAGGGGTCGTTGTCGGTGTTGTCGTTGAACGCGGGCTGCGCAGGCCCCGTCTTGGTGAAGGGG